GGGCTTCTTCTGTTGGTTTGGACTTGGGCTTTCCGCTAAGTAGGCCAATGAGCCACTGCCAAATGCCCTTGATTGCCTTGACATCTGCAAGGACACCTTCAACTGTCTTCTTAGCACCTTCAAGTTCCATTCGCCCCTCATGGAGCATTGCACAGCCTTGCTTAATAAAGCCAACTGCACCTTGCGCCAGCATGAGGAGAGAAAAAGGATCAATGGGTTACTCCTGTTGCATTACAGGTTGCTGTTCTTGTTGTCTACGCAGGATTTCTGCCTCAATCTCAGCCCTACTAAATTCTGGCTGTGCAGTAGTAGGTGCTTCTGGCATACCAGTTGTCATTTCCTCTTGAACAACAGGAGGCTCTGTACTCATTTGTGAGCCAGCCCTCATTACTTGTGCGCCAATGAACTTAGGAATAGCAGTGGATTGAGTCATGCTAGTTAAGGCGTCCAATGTCTTTTGCGATCTTGGTGTCAAAGAACCAGATTTAAGGAACTGCGCTCCTTCAGGGGTTAACAAAGCCCTCATAACCATATCGTCAGTCAAGCCACCTTTACCAACCATGTTTAACAAATCAATGCCAACCTGAGTTGCTTTTGCCGCTTCATATCCTGCGCCAGCACCAACAGTAGCCGCTGTACTAGCCTTTAGACCTTGAGGGACAATATCACCAGCCTCAGAAATAGTGCCTACTTGCATCTTTCTAGCAAATATTCCAGCATCTTTCATGCGACCAGCAAACTCATCAGCATTTACGCCCAAAGACTGAAGTAACGCATCTTTAGAGTTTTTAGGCAAACTATCCCAGTTAGATGACAAAGTTCCAAGATCAACCGCAAATACGCCAGCACTATTTTTCTTTCTAGCAGAATTGATAAAGTCATCATAAACATTCTTGTCAATGAACTTTAGTGCTTCTACATCGGTATCTTCTACATACTTTCTGAACAAACCACGATTGTATGGATCAAGGTTTTTATACTCACCATACAGTTTGTCAAAAGAGACTTCAGATAAGGCTTTATCTTTCAAGAAATTAGGTATTCCTTGAGCAATGGCATCACGATAAACATCAGAAGCCTTTTGCACATCATTCCTAGCAGAAATCAGTAGGTTTGTGGCGGCAATATCATCTGGTGTCTTTGCGGCAAGTCTTGCGGCTCTCAAATCGTCTTTAAGACCACCAAAAATAGCCGAACTAATGACTTTTTCGTCTGTCAATGAGATGTCTTTAATCAAAGACTCACCCTGAGATGCTTTGCGACCGAACTCAGACAGCAAAGACTGTGTTTGATCAACAGTAAGTTTCCCTGCCAACTGCTTCGTTTCTTGAAGGCGTTGAAGTTCGCCCATAGTCAAATCAGGGGTAGAAATCTTCTTTTTAAAGTTTTCCAAGAAGGAAACAGCATTTCTAGAACTGTCAGTAGCACCTTTACGGAATCTGTCTAACAAGTCTTCAACATTAGAAAGCATTTTGTCAGGCGCAACAATTCCCCTGTCGCCACCATACTCTTTAGCCTTGTCAAAAGCACCAGAACCAGCAGTTTTACGATCTTCAAATAACTTTAGTATCTTGTTCTGAACCGCTTGAGACGCACTAATAGCCGCCTGACGCTCATCAGTAATTTTTGTCTTAGGTTGCATACCTTGAGTTGCGGCAGTAGTTGCGCCTTGCTCAAGTTTGGCAAAAATCTCGGCATATTTAGGATCAACACGCAATCTCTGAATCAAACTAGCAATTTCAGGATCATCAGAGCCTTGTCCACGAACCATGAAGTTCTTAAACTTGTTTTCCAGTTCAGGCGGCATATCCTTAACAAAGTCTTTGATTGCCCTATTTTCAGCATAGGACTTTGCACCCAAGATTCCACCCTTAACTAGATATGGTGATGCTTGTATAGCAACTTGTGCCAAAGGACTCTCAGGAGCAATTGCTTGACCAAAAAGACCTGTTGACCCACCAGTTACAAACTCTCCTGCAACGCCTAAAGGAGTTCGAGCAAAAAGACCAGGCAATCCAACCGCAGTAGTTACTGCCGCTGGCGCACCTGCCGCACCAAACTCATAAAAACCTCGATAGCCTGGGATTGTTTGTATGTCAACGCCAGATAAGTTTTTTATACCTTTTGTTATTCCAGCAGTAGAAAAAGCATTTGGGTCTGGGTTTTTCTTTAGGTAATCATACAAATTACCCCATCCACCAATGATGTCAATTACTCCACGAGCACTTCCTTTAAGTAAAGATTCACCTGCTTTTTTAAATTCTTTAAGTCCAGTATCTTCTTGTTTTTTACCAAGAACAGATTCATAACCAGCGTTAACAACACCCTGTCTACGGGCAAGTTCAGCCTGAAGTTCCTCTTTTGAGAATGTGGCGGCCATGTTTTACCTCTTTATTTAGCGGTTTTGAGCATTTGCTGTAACTGCTCAGTTGACATACTTTGTAAAGCATTAGAAGGGGCTGGTTGCCCTGAAACAATAGGAATTGTAGGAACAAATCCCTTAAGCCCATTATTTTCTCTTGCATAGTTTTCTAAGCGAGTTGTTTCTCCAACAATTGCTTGATTTTTCTTAACCATGAATTCAATAAGTTGTTTACGAGCCTGCGGACTGTTTTCAAGTTGTGGGATAAGACCTTGAATAAATCTTCTGTCTTCATTAGAAAATCCTGCGCCAAGTTTTCCACCAAGAGTTGCCAAAATAACATCTCCTGCTGTTTTCTGATAGTTTTCAGATTTTGCAAGAGCACTTTGGTCTTTTGCGCTTGTTAAGCCTAAAGTGTTTAATAGATTTGTTGCGCCAACACGACCAGTTGCAAATGATCCGCTAATTAAAGAATTTTGGTCAAGTTGATTTAATCTGTTTAATGAGTTTAATGCCGCAATAGAACTATCACGCATAGATATTGCAGAATCAACCCTATCAGCATCTTTAAGACCAAGGCGTTTCTTAAATTCAGTTTCACCCTTATCTACTTCTACCTTTGTAGATGCTGTAAGTTGATCAATTCCACCAAAATAAGGAACACGAATTTGTTTTCCATCAGCACCTTTTTGATAAACAAACTGCTGATCTTTGTTTACATCTAGAAACACTGCTTCTCTAGTACCTGTGGCAACTCCAATTTTGTTAACATTTTCTTTGCCTTCTTTTGTAGTCAAACGAGCCAACTCGTTTTTGTATAGTTCTTTGTATTCCTGCGATCCAATAGGGAAACTAGCGGCGGCTACTGCGGCGGCATTTTTCATCTCAGGCGTTGCGTTTTCATTTTTAGTAATAAGTTCTGATAACTTCTGTTGATATGCTTGGCTAAACTCAGGAGAACCTTGTGGCGCACCAGTAGATGCCGCATAAGCCAAAGCATTACGTTGCTCATTGGTCATCTTTTCAGCAGTTCTTTGCTGAATCAAAGCATAGTCACCTTGTGCTTTTCTTAGGTAGTCAGACAATTGCAATGCACCAGCCTGATCTCCTGCTGAAGATAGTCTCTGTATTGCATTTTGTAGTGATATTGGGTTATTTGGGTCAACCTCACGCATAACAGCATTTCGTGCGCTGATGATGCGTAACTGTGGGTCTTCAGCACCCAATGCACCACCAATGCCACGACCTAATTGCTGACCAGCCCTAGCCGCCATGTAGTTAACCGCCTCATAAGGGTCTAACTGAGCCTGCTGAAGTGCTTGTCTTTGTTCTAACAGTTGTCTGGTATCTTGATACGATTCAGGAGTCATCCCAAACAAACCGCCTACGATTGAATCTATTGCCATGATTATTCCTTAAAGGTTTGCGTAACCTAGTGGTAATTGACCTCCACCATATACATCCGTATATGTTGGCGCAAACATTCCTGCACTTGTTATTCCTCCTCCTGCGCCCATTCCTTTAAAATAATTACCTAATCCAGTTGTGAACTCACGACTTTCACCAACATTGGATAGCGTTCTTGCAAATGGGTCTAATGCGTTAGATGGTTGCATAGTCTTTGCCGCACCCATTCCACCACCATATAAAAACTGACCTGCATTTGCGCCAGCACTTGATGCTCTACCACCTAATTCAGAACCAATTTGTAATGGCTGTTGCCCCAAAGACTCAATGCCTTGAGTAGCACCTAAATATGCTTGGAATGGAGACAATGCACCAACTTGACCTTGTTGATACTGACCAAGCAAGTTAGCACCTTGACCAAACAATCCTGCGCCAAAGGCAACTTGTTGCTGACCAGCCTGTTGTGCTTGTGCCGCCAACTGTGCATCTTGTTGTGCCAATGCGTTGTAGTAGGCTTCCATCTCAGGTGTTGTAGCACCTAAACCTTGTGCGCCACTTGGTCTAGCACCAGTAGCACCTACTGACAAACCACCACGACCTTGTTGGAACAGTTGATTTTGCAACTGAGACATCTGTCTCTCACGGCTAGGAGCAAGTAAGTCTTGTTGACTTGCCATATATTGAGCGGCAACCTGTTCAGGAGTTTGCGCTAAATACTGTTGCCCAAGGTTGAACAAACCAGTTGCCGCACCACTTAGAGGCGCATACTGCTGTCCTGCTTGTTCTGCTTGGGTTAAACCACCACTTGCCAATCCCATCAAGCGATCTTGATAGGCTTTTAACTCAGGAGATACTGTGTAACTAGCACCTGAGAGTCTTCCCTCTGGCCCAAAATCAAATTTAGATGAACCAAATCGAGTTGTTACCCCAACAGGTCTAAAACGAGCCTCTTCTGCCGCTATTCGTGCCGCTTCAAGTTGAGCATTAGCAGAAGTCTGTGCCGCCTGTTGAGCGGAATCCGCCGCCATAGAACTGCTTAGTAAGTTCAGTCCTCCACCTATAAGTGCCGCTTCCATTCCCATTATGTTCTCCTAACAAACATTTGTCTTGCTTTGCCGTCCATACCAACAAAATCTTTTAAATAATCAAATCCAAAAATTCTTACAAACTTCTCATGCTTTGCATCACCCACTTCATGTATCGCATAAATATCCTTTTTGTAGAACTTGAACAATTCATCAAAATCAACTTTTAATTGTCTTTTAACGCTTTTGTTCCATCTCATGCAATCACAATGAATAAAAGTAAACCCGCAATCATCCTCAAAGTACACAACGTAATTCTTGGTTTTAATTACTTCTACTTTCAATACTTTCCTTAAGAAACACGGACAAGAAGCCCATACGCAAAAGCATTATCTCCTCCTCCAGCAGATATGACTCCAGGCGCGGCCATCCATCTCCATGTACCTGTTAAATTATTTGTAAAACTTTGAGTACTATGGGCTGATCCTACTTGTCCATTGCCTGATCCAGCAGTAAATGTTCCACCGCTAGAAAATGTCACAGTATTATTCTCTGTACACGCTATAGCCCCCCAAACATAACTTCCTATGTCATTAAAAGCAGGTGCGGCTGTACTAATGGTCACAGCACCAGTTGCGCTAGATACAGAAATACCTGAACCAGCCACAGCAGATGTAACACCTGCGCTACCAGATGACCATGTTGATCCGTTTGATACTAAAACATTGCCAGAAGTGCCAGGCGCAACAAACTGCACAGCACTCGTTCCATTGCCCAAAACAACATTGTTTGCAGTTAGAGTAGCCGCACCCGTTCCACCTTGAGCAACAGTCAAAGCCGTTGTCAAACCAGTAATAGAGGTAATGTCAGAGTTAGCACCAGACTTAGCGGCACTCAGATTAGTTCTAGCATCAGTTGCAGTAGATGCACCAGTACCACCATCAGCAACAGCCAAATCAGTAATACCAGTAATCGTTCCACCACTAATCGCAACACTTGCTATGGTTGTCGTGCCAGTAAAGGTAGGAGATGCTAAATCTGCCTTAGTAGCAACAGCAATAGCGATGTTGTCGTACTCAGTATTTATCTCAGTACCCTTAACAATCTTTAATGGATCACCAGACGCAAGATTGTCTTTGGTAGCAAAATTTGTTGATTTCACATAGTTTGTCATTTCTTCTCCTTAACTTACTCTGCCACGTTTAGATTGAATTTCAATCTTCTGAATAGATAGTTCATTACCTGAAATGTCAGTCTCATAACCAGTTTGGACAACCTTGCCAGAACCACTTGCATTGACTTTCAGGTTTTGCAACGAAACACCATCTGAATACTCGTTAGTCACAGCAGGTTGAGCGTGTACTGCTGTATGCGTACCACTTCCCGCTGTTGTCGTGTTGATCGCTGAACCACCAGATGTCAAAGACAAATTACAGGTAGTTGAAGAGACATTAACGCAGTAATACGTTGTTCCTGTACTTAAACCTGATGGCAAAGTTCCAGTAGTTGTCAAAGTTATTGGGTTGTTTAAAACAAACTCAGAGCCATCAACAGATGTGATAACCGCAGGGCTTGCATTTGTTATCGTCACAACCTGATTGTTTGGATTGTTGTACTGTGCAACTCCATACTCTGATGTTCCTTGTGTTGGAATATATGTTGTTGCAGACAAGTAGTTAGTGGAGAAATCGAATCCCCACTTCATCGTTACATACTGGTTTGAGCCACCAATAGCAACAATAGTTAGTTTTTTCAGGATAGAGGTAATCGACTGATCACCTAGATCAGCATGGTTCGTGTAGTACAAGAAACGATAACTACTTGTATGGTCTAAATACGTTCCATACTTACCAATATATCCATTCTTGCCAATCAGCAAGTCACCATTCCTACGGGAAAGCAAGGCAGTTGGCTCAATAGAGTCCCAAGAGGTTACTCTGAATGAGTTATCTTGTAACTGAACCCTTGTGTCAAAGCAGAATACTTGCTTAACCAGTGGGAAAGTTATCAAGTAGAAAGCATCTTTTTCTGAGTAAACAGCCTTTAGATTAGCAAGCGTTTCACCAGCAATTGTAGACAACAAGTCGTTGCGTACATTCTTGGACAAGTCTCCCAATGGGGCTGACTTCTCAATAATCGTTCTAGCAAACGAGCGTATGCCAGAGTTAGACAAGAACAGAATGTCCTTACCCGTAGAAGCAATCGTATCCCTTGCTATACAACCAATACCACCAACTGTGTCACTCAGACTCATGGTGGATGGCGTAGTCGCATTGGCATATACCAAGATTTGACGCTTGCCAAAGATAATTAGAAAGCCATTGTTAGCCGCTAATCCTGTTATCTCATCTGCCCCGTTAGGCCATACCCTATCTACATTTAAAGAACCAGCAGTTCCAGTAGACCAAACATGACCAGCCAATAGATCAGAAAAGTAAACAGTATTGTTTTGTGTTGGCACACCTGCCACCCACAAGCGACCATAAGCCGATATAGCGATGTTTCCATTAGGAACAGTAGCAACATACCCTGTCTTCTCAGAAATACGTCTATACGTGGTTGCGCTTACAGTAGGGTCAAAGATTAAAGGATCATGCCCTGCTTGGAAGAAGTAGGTTATTGCATTTAAGGATGTGCAATGCCAATTGTTTGCTGTGATGGTGGGGGCTGTACCCCCTCCCCCATAGGTCAATTCTGAAACAGCGTTTGAGCCATCCAACTTAAACAACTTGTTATTGCCAGAGAACAACACAGTCAAAGTGCCATCAGCCTGAACTAACTCATGTATTACGCCAACATCATTTGCACCCAAAGCACCAGATGAGGAGTTAACCCTTGACCAACCTTTGCGTGAGCCAATGCGTCCATATTGGTCAATCACACAATTGGTGGCAATAAGAGCAAACCCTTGATTCAAGTCCAAAGGCGAATCTTGGGTGTTTAACCCGTAAAAGCCTGGGGCTGAGATGCTAGAGGTTTGGATTGCTTGGCTCATGTTGCTACAAATCCTTGATTTTCAGGATAACGAGTGCCCTCAAGAGCGATATAGTCTGACAACATTGACCTATACAACGCATACGCCTCAGAGGAAGACAATCCACCATCCTCACCACGCTCCACCAAAGCCCTTGCATAGGCGTTTTGAGCCACCAAAGTATCAGGCACTTTAACCACAGTCGCATCAGCAGACAAAGTGGCTTGTGGGACTGTTAAAGCAAATGGGATGCTATACACGCCATCAGGACGAGGATAGAGCGTTACTTTAGTATCGCCATTACTATCTACACCATCAAATGCAAAATACGCAGGGATACCGCTTACAGGGGTAGAGAAATTCTGATAGCGGTTCATAGTAGCAAAGTCGATATTCTTCATACCGATATTGCTTGTGACGTTAATCACATCTTGAACTTGGAACTTCTGACCAGCACCAGTTAGCGCATAGGAATATGTGCCTGAAGTGGTAGATAAAGTAACTGTCGTGCCAAGGACATTCCAAGCATAAGCATCTTCAACCTGACGCTTTGCATCATTGACAAACTTGCCAATCAGGGTTGAGTAGATAGTCTCTAGGTTGGTAGATACATTTGGTTCACGCAATCGAACCAATACATCGTTAATCAGTTCTAAATAGGTCATGCTCTAGTCAACCCCACTTGTTCAAATGTTGCTATAAAACTGAATGTGCTTCCAGACTCAGTAGTTATTTTGAGTTGATCGCCTTCTTCTAAAACAATGTAAGCATTGCCATCAAACTGCAAATAGTTCTTTGCCGTAAGGCTGTATTGGGTCAATATATCAATAGTCGTAGCAAGACTTGCGTCATACCATTGAACAGTTATATGTTTCGTAGAGCCACCTGTATTGTGGATGTACATTACAGTGAATTTGGAGTAATAGCCCGTAGGACAGGTATAGACTGTTGTGTCTACTGCCGCTGTGGGACTAATTCCAACTGATATTGCTCTCATTTTGCCTTTGCCTTATTCCTTGCGGAAATTGACTTGGCTTTTGCCTTTGCATCAGCCTTGGAAGAAGCACCCCAAGCCTTTAGCGAAAGAAGCAGTCTAGTTGGTTCACCATTTTTGTACTCAGGGCCACTCATGTTTCCCATACGAGCCAAAAAACTCGATCTTCTCGGGTTGTCACCCGTTTTTACTGGAGCCTTTAAATTGCCACCAGTTTCCGCATTATATGATGCTCTGCCCTTGGCGTTCAACCCGCCCTTCACATTTTTACCTTCGGAGCGTTGCCAAGCGGGAGTTTTCATCACTTCACCTTTTTTGGTTTCTTTGCAGTTTTGGCAGACTCAATAAACGCTTTGGC